TCTATAAATAACAATGAGATAGGGTCTTTTTTATATAATGACCACAAATTATTTTCAAAAAAATTAGCAGTTATAAGTGTAGAATAAATAAGTAAATAGAATAAGTATGATGAGGCCATTAAAAATAATATCATTGACATTGACCGATAAATTGATTAGATATCTTCCGGCGAAAGAAAAAAAGAAATAAAGCTAATAGTAATACAGTATATATTAGTAATGCGAATAGGGGAAAATCAATGAGAAATAAACAGTTACTAAATATGTTGGATTAGTGTTTACAGGGGAACCCATATCCAAGAGATATATTTACAGAACCTACAAAAGAGGATTGGGTGAAGCTTCAGAAGATGTTTAAAGATAATGGGCTTAAACAGGATTGTTTCTTTGCAGATGCGTGTAGGCGTACTTGGAATAATTGTGTTGAAGATATAATAAAAGCGGTTGAAGATAGTATTGAAGATAAAAGGGGTAAATGATGAGCGATGATCACAGCAAAGAAGATATGCTAGAGATAGCGGAGAAATGTGTTAAGCTTGCCCTTACGGTTGCAAAGGTTGAATTTGATGAGGCCAATTTAAAAATCGCAGTTGAGAAAGTTTATAAAGTATATTATGAGCATAGGTAATAAACGGAGGATATTATGAAACAATACACGATAGTCAAATTCAGACAAATACCACATGGAAGATGTTTAACAAAATGTCCGTTTAAAACGACTATGGATTATACCAGTGATATAATCCGGGTCGGTAGTATAGCGTGTTCAGAGTGTAGATATTTTAGAGGATACAAAATAAATAAATCTATTAAATGTTCAAACTCAAAAGTAACAAGGGAGGATTTAAAATGAGCGAACAAAAATTTAAAGTTGTAAGGTGTTTGAAACACATTCCCGAAAAGCTATGGGGGAGGGTTGTGGAAGATGGTTTTTTACAGACAAGGTTCAATAAGTTTATGGGATATGATTTAAAAGAATTTAACCTCAAGCAATCCGACACCTTCCCGCTACCTGAGCAAGGCGATAAGGTGGAACAATCAGATGATGGAATTAAGTGGTTTGGATTTAAGGAAAGAGATGATTGGAGATTTACCTGCTATCAGCAAGGACATAAAGAGCCGTTTAGGTTTGAATTACTGAATGATGAGCCAAGTGTATATCGTGCTAAATACATCAGACCAATAGAAGCGAAGGAATGTAAACCAACATTATCGACAATGCCGTTTGAACCACTCATGCAGAAATATGACACTAAGCTTCGTAATGGCCAATTATACTTTGTCGCAAGCGGGTATGTTATGATGAGAGAGGATGCTCAAAGAATTTGTGATGAACTTAACCGTATGCTGAAGGAATTTAAGGATGAGTAAACTTTGTAAATATATAAAACGGAAGCTGAAGCTGTTTGACTTCTATCTCTTCCCTGGAACCACAAACACTAGAAGCGAGAATGCCGGTCAAGCCCTTAGTGCTGTAATGAGGGAATACTATCTCCCCTTTATGACCGAACAAGTATGCTCTGGTCCGGTGGGGTTGCTGAGTGGAAAGAGCCTGTTTGGCCTAGATGAGATTAGAACTCCAATAATCTATGAAGGATTGAACGACAACAACGGCCTACCGGTTGAAGAGTTTGACCAGGATGATGAAGTATGGCAGCGTCTTAAGGACCGGCGATATTCAAGGCTTAATATGAGCAGGCCGGAGCCACTTAAAACCTTACCATTTCTAACGGATTATCTAATGATTGGCTTTCCGCTAAATATAGGCTATATGTATTCAAATACCTTTCGACCGCCAAACCCTATCTTTGAGCTCCTCAAAAACTTCACCCATGATGAGCTCTTGGAATTATCACAATATGACGATAGGATTCCCGTTGAGGTTGTTCTACCGAAAATTAAATTGGAAGGATTGGAATGAAAAAGATATCACCCGGCAAAGCATTTGAATATGACTTTATCCATAGCCTACCTACACCTAGGGGTAATATTAGGCCTATGTTTGTTAATCGCTATAAAGACGGTACGGGCAATTGGAACAATATGCCATGCCCTAAGTGTGGGACGATGCCTCCCAAGGTTACAAGGTTCCAGCATTCCAATATAGCTGACTTTGAGATATATGATTCTAAGTACCGTGCTTTGTATATTCTTGAAATGAAATCTCATGCAGGTAAATCAATCCCTTACGATGCTATCCGGAAGAGCCAATATGAAGGCCTACACGCCGCGTTCCCGGTTCCAGGGGTATATCCGGCCATGGTATTCAATATGCGCGATGTAAATGAGACTTATATCATTCATATCCACAGGATCCTACAATGGAAAAATACTTCCGGAATTAAAAGCTTTCCGCTTAAATGGATGCGTGAAGTTGGATTTAGAATACATGGCTTTATGAAAGTATCAAGGTTCACATACGAAGTTATGCCGTTCTTTGATGCTACGGGAAAAAGATTGCTTGCAGGTTTTGAAAATCCGTTGTAATATAGGCTGGCTAAATAAAAGATAATTATGAAAAACAAAAAATGCACATTGCGGCCCGGTAGGTTTAACAGCCTCAGCCACTGTTTTAGGCGGCTATCCCCTTACTCGTCTATCTTTTCCCTACTGGGTCGGAATGTCAATAGGTACCAAAATGGCTGATAAAAGAATGTTCTCAAAACTTATAGTAGATAGTGATGCCTTTTTAGACATGCCACTATCAACTCAGGCACTTTATTTTCATCTATCCATGAGAGCAGATGATGAAGGGTTTATAAACAATCCCAAGAAAATTATGCGAATGATAGGTGCTTCCCAAAATGAACTTGCGATTTTAATTAGTAAAAGATTTGTTCTTGTTTTTGATAGTGGTGTTATTGTTATCAAGCATTGGAGGCTACACAATATAATAAGACAGGATAGATTAAAAGAAACTGTCCACATAGAGGAAAGAAGTGGTTTAAAACTAAATAAAAATGAGTCTTATACTGAAATTGGTAATAATAAAACTGGTAAACCAATTGAACACCCGAAAAAAGAAATGTCGGTATCAGCAAAAAACAGGAATGATGAAATAAAAAACAGTGAATTACCATATAGCTTTAGCGAAAAAATTAAAAAGCATTTTGATAAAGAATACTGCCCTGTTTGCAATATCCAAATGATTTATAAGTCGAACAATAGAAGCTTTATCCCAACAATCCAACATTGCAAGCCACTTTCTAAGGGTGGAAAACATGAAATTAATAACATAGCGGTAATATGTCATAAATGTAACGCTACAATAAATAATAATGAGACTGGATTATTAAACAATAGCTTAGTTATTGAGACATGGAATACAATCAGCGGTCAATCAGCGGTCAATCAGTCTCATAGATTAGAACAGATTAGTATAGATAAGATTAGTAATAATACTTATTCTCTTCCTAGTGGTTATATAGAAGATATAGGCGCTGTTGTAGAAGATTTTGTAGAGAAGTTCAAGGAGTATTTTAAAAGGCCCATCCCAAAGGAAGACAAACCGGCAATAAAACATTCAATTTATAAACATAAAAAAGCGATTGAAGCAGAATACATTACAATCGAAATATTCTTAAAAACAGTATTTAAGAGAATACTTGATTTGGCTAGTGATGCTAAGAAGACTGGAAAACCAATTGACTTCCCTAGTAACTATTTCTTCAAGGGTTGCTTTGGCCCGGATAAATATTTATGGCGGCAAACCCGGCAAGAAGAAAATATGGGTGGATATCATAAGCCGCTGATGAAAGAGTTTGAACAAAAACATAGCCCGGTCGCCGGGATTAAACTGTGATGATAATATGATAAAAACAATTGAAAAATTTAATGTTCAACATTTTAAAGCTGAATTGGATGCTATCATAGTTGAACAACAAGGACTAGGTTGGACATTTCTATCTCATTCATTCTTTCGTGGTGAAGGTGGGTATGTTCTTGTGGCTTCTTTTCAAAAGCCTTCACTGAATAATATTCTTAATTCCCTACCGAAAGTTACGGTGTGGAGTAAAATAAAAACATGGCTAGGGAGATAATCATGACTTGGTGGCAAATACTATTAATAATTGTGTTCTCATTGATTGGTGGTGTAGCGCTATTGATTGGTGGCGCGTATGTTGCAATGAGACTGTTTCTGAACATATTTATCAATGATGATAATTATAATAAATGGGTTGCATACAGCGGGAAGCTCCGTAAATTAATGCGAATGAAGAAGATTAAGATTGACGACCTATCAGAGGAAGAAGAAGCGAATGGTGGACTTTAATCCCGACAAACCAGTTGAGCTAATAGAAATCAATCAGCCTTTTATTGATGGCCAGACCGGAGCATTCTCGGAAGAAACAACATTGGAAGAACGAAAAGTCATTGTTAATCGTATCAATGGCTTTGATATATCTGATGAGAAAAAGCGGTTTGTCGATATGTTCATTTTCACCGGCTTTGATGAGGCCGCTGCATTCCAGGCTGTCTTCAATCAAGAACAAGAGCTATCAGATAAACAGGTCCAGCGCGAAGCTAAGAAGCTTATGGAGAAGGATAAAAGTGTTGTAAACTACTTAACATTCATCCGGGAACAATCCATTCTAGCCCTTGGCGTTACAGACAAAGCTGAATTTTACATGAAGTCTATTGTGGATGAATTGTACTCAGCTATCGAAGGCGATGTCTATGATTATGTTGATTATGTAGGCGCAAGATTTACAGTTAAGGATCCGGAAGAGTTGACGAAGCGGCAGCGCAAAAGAGTTAAGAAGTTGAAGATTACTGAAATGCCAATGAAGAGCGGCGAGATTAAAACTACAATTGAAGTTGAACTCCACGATAAGCACCGACAATTAGATATGCTTATGAAGCATTTGAAAATGTTCACAGAGCGAGGGTTTGGCGAGACACAGAGCGATAAAGTTACCGGTGTTATTGAAGAGGCTATCCAAGATATTGAAGCTGAATTTACTGAATATGAAGAGGTAGAGCCAGACGATGAAGTTAAATGATGTCAAGTATATCCAAAGTGAAATAGCAAAAGAAAACGGTCAAAAGGGCCTCTTTAAAATGCCGGAGCAAATACCGGCAGCTATTAAGCGATATAAACATACTTCCAAAAAAATCACAGATGTACTAGAAGTTAAGCTCCGTTATCTTGAGGCTGAAAAGCCGGGTGCACTGATTGAGAAGAACAAGCTTAAGTCTCAGATAAAAAAAGAAAAAACCCATCTAAAGAAAAAAAGCGCTAACCTAAAGGCCGCTGCAAAGTTTGACCCGCTTAAATTCTTCTGTCCGAATGGTGCACAGGAAAGAATCAGGGATGCCATTGTCTCCGGTCTTAGAAATTCCCGCATACCAACTATTCTATTCACTTGTGGTAACGGTGTAGGTAAAACCACTACGGCCGTACATACGCTGGGTAATATCATCTTTGGCCCTCAATCAGGATGGTTTGATTTTGATGTCTTCCGGAATTGGGATAAGCCTAAATTGGTTTGGTATATATCAACTGCTGATGCTATTGCTGATACTATCTCACCAATGATACAAGAGACTTGGACCTCAGAATTTATTACTGACCGCGAAACATCTACATTCAAAGACGGTAAAAAATATATATCTAGAATTGTTACAAAAGACGGCTGGACAATATTATTCAAAACCTATAATCAGGATCCGTCTAAATTTGAATCTGCTCAAGTTGGTATTATCGTTATGGATGAACCTGCTCCGCTAGCTATTTGGAAAGCTATTAAGTCTAGGCGTAGGAATGGATGTTTAACCCTATTGCCTATGACTCCGCTCTATTGCCCTCCGTATATTGTCGATGAAGTTACTAAAGGCGTAAATGAAAAGAAGCTTGGTTATTACAAAGTCGAAGCTAGTGTTTATGAGGCTTCAACCGATACTGTCAACCATGGTGGTGTTCGTGGACATCTGGACCCGGCCACAATTGATGAAATGATTGATGGTTACGATGATGAAGAGAAACAAGCGAGAATTTACGGTAAACTCATGTACTTTTCCGGAAGTGTATATCCGGAATTTTCTGAAGAGCTTCATGTTATTGACCCGGAAGACTGGCCTATACTAGCCCGCAAATATACAATCTTTCAGGTTACTGACCCGCATGATAGTAGGCCGTGTGCCTGTCTATTTGCCGCCGTTACTCCTCCGGACAAGTATGGTATGCCTAGGGTAATTATCTACGCTGAAACGCCGGACGACCCAGAAGGCAAAAAGAAATCAAAACAGTTTTGGGAATATAAACAGGCCCCTACACTCAAAAAAGAAACAGAGCGGTGGACGCAAATAGAAGAAGAATTTCACGCAAAGGCAGACTATCGAATACTTGATAAGCGCTTTGGATGGCAAAAAAGAGCCAGGACAACCTTTCATAAATTATTCAGTAAACTTGGTTTTAATTTTATACCCTCATACGATGCACCGGCCGGAGAAGGTGAAATATTATATGGGCATACTGAAGTTAAAAAATATTTACAAAAAGATGAAAACGGTATTCCGTACTTACTTGTCTATCCAAGTTGCCGCCATGTCCGTGCCGGATTCACCCATTATATTCGTAGGAAATTGATAGGGAAAGCTAGTGAGGATGTGGCTGAATCAGATGGTGTCCTAGTTGAAAAGTATAAGGATTTTATGGACCTTGTTCGCTATCTGATTGTTGGCGTAATTACACCCGTTCACATGAGGGGAAAATCAAGAGTACAAATATTACTTGACAAGATTCATAAAAATTCTCATATTAAGGCAGAATACGGCAGCAGGTATGACGACCTTTAATTGGGAATAAAAATGACAGACCTCCTAAAGATGTTTGACGGTGATTCAACCCAGGACCTAGGCGACAATGAACAGACGGCTAGAAATAAGGTTTTTGAAATGTTCACTGAATCGTATAACCGCAGGGTAAACAACCTTAAGCGGATGCGCCTAAACGAAAAACTCTATAATAATCAAGTAGCGAAAAATAATAAAACCAAGGCAGATGTAAAACACCCATTAGCATTATCTGGTGTTGAAACAATGATGCCGATTATTGCAGACCATTATCCAACTATAACCGCAGTTGCAAAACAGCGCAATGATGTTTTGTTCCAAGACTATATTAATACTAGACTTACAACACTTTTAGATGCGGCTGATTTTGATGATGAGGGTATTGATGCTGCAAAGACGGCTTTAATTTATCGCAATGGATATCTCAAGGCCGTTCCGGTATTAACCTATCGAAAAGATGCACCGGATAATATTGAAGACTTGGATGATAACAAAAAAATAGACTACCAGACATTAGCTGGGTTTGAAATAGAATCTATTGACCCATTCACAATATTCCCGGATCCAAGTGGAACCGGCCTAGACATAGGAAAGAATTGTAGATATTATTGCGTTGCTAAACCTGTTTCGCTTTCAGAAATATCAAAAGCTTATAATATAGATATGGACGACTTACATGGTGGCGCTTTTGAATGGTCCGATTATAAAGCCAATACAAGTGATAAAACAAACAATATTGAAGATGTTGATAAATCAGACCTATCAATTCTAATCACTTGTTACTGGATGTCAGAAGGTGATGAGTATGAATATGGCCGGAAGACAGTAATCACAAACAATTTACTTCTTGAAGATGAAGCTATTCAAATACCATTTACGCCTTATTATACGCATAAAAATTATGGTTCAAAGCATAGGTTCTATGGTATCAGTGAAACAGAGCTTGCCGCTTCTTCAGTATTTACGATTAACTCAATTACCTCACATATCACAGACAACCTTGCCGGGTTTGGTAAGGCCAAACGGATAATGAGTCAGACTCTCTATAATAGATTCCAAACAGACTTAGATGCAGATACAGAAGATATAC